GTCTACGTTTAGATAATAGTAAGGATCTTCCAAATCTATTACCTGTAAGTCGGTAAGACCAGGAAACAGTATCTCCTGACCGATTCCAAATTTCCGTGTCCTACATAAAGTTTTATCACACATACTACACATAGGTTGGTCATTACATTTGTAGCCCCATTCTTTTTTATCGTGTTGATTTACAATTATTTGTACTTCAGAATCAGACAATGGTTTTTCCATTGCTGTTGCATTAAACATTATTAGTTTTGATTTCCATTCACTAGGCCATTTTTGTTTTGCATATACACCATAATGAAACAACGCATTATTTCTACCACCCTCTCCTATTTTATTTATAGCTAACGTTTCTATGCAAGGTGGTGCATCTCCATATTCTGATTTAGGTCTTTCTACTTTAATACTGTCAACATCTTTTTGTTTTATATTTTCATACAATAAATAAAAAGCATCTAAAGTAACAGCTTCACCTTTACTATTAAAGGCATATCTTGTTGTTTGTTTACAATTAAAGTATGGTAAATTTAAAAAATTTCCTGTATCATCTTGCGATTTTAATTCTGTTTGTTTCGGAAACACTTCTGATCCACCATAACCTAACACAGCTTTTATTTCTGTTAACTTATCTTGCATTGATCTTGCTGATACATAATCTTCTGTAAATAAAAATACATGTGCACCACCAGATTTAGATCTAAATACTATTAATGGTAAATTTAATTTATTTATTTTTTTAATTAATTCTGAATGATTAAATCCTGCGTATGAATCTATATCAATGCATCCCCATTTACATTGATTGTCATCATTAATAGGTATTACACCTAAACTTTCTGTTCCTTCTAAATGCTGTTGCCATAATTCATCTGTGACTGGTTCTCTTTTTACAAATGATTTGCCTTTTACTTTTGTCCCGTTGCCATTTGATTCTCCAACTTTAGTGACACCATGAGCACGTTCTAATCCTGTGAATATATGTTTAAATTTTTCTATCATAAAATGCAAAGTGGGCGTTTCCACTCTCGCTTTCACGCCCACCACCTAGGATACGGTTAGTATGGTTGTTTAGAGTCTGCCTCTTCATTACCATGCTTCGCCTCAATCTCACCTTTACCTACACGCTCTGCAAATGTTTTCGCAATATCATAGACTCCTTTGTCTGTGACTGGTCCTACTTTTGCAACGTCCCATCCAAACCATGTACCTTTGTCGTTTGACATCTGCACAGGTTTTAGACTGTAAATGTGACTATATGTTGGCGGAGTAAAAAGTCCGTTTTTACCCTGCATTTTAATTCCCATCATCATTGAGTTCCATTTTCTACTAACTTTAAGTTGAGTAGCTTTCATAGATATCAACGCTGTTGATGGACTATCACCTAAAAGAATCACAAAGTGATCAGCAGTGTTTTCTAAATAATTACCGTTTGGTAATCTATCTTTGAAATCTTTACCTCTAGTCGTTTGACTAATGATATCACTACCTGCTTCATGAATAGCAACAGGTGCACCTGTACTGGTACCTCTATCTTGCCATTCAATATACTTTCTTTTGTAAAAAACTGGTACAACATCTATTGAGCTGTACAAGTCATTAGTGACAGTGTTTATTATCTTGCCGGGTTCTGCGCCCTCGACATATTTTCCGTGAGTCTTATTGACTTCCGGAGATAATTGTCCCAAAACTTTTAAGAAAGGCAACGCAAGATCTTCTTGCGATATGTTTTGAGTACCTTTGTCTGCATCAGCTTCAAACATATTGACTGCTAATGCGCCTCCTTTTTTTTCTACTACTTGGTTCATGTTTATTGTTTCCTTTTTATTGTTGTTTTATTCTCGGTATAAACACCGAAAATTTCCGTTGGCATGTCTTTACCTGCCTCAATACGCTCACGGACTAGCGCTTTCAGAGTCATGGGCTCGACCTTCATTTTTCGTGCAGGTTCCAACCCTTGACTCTTCGCAAGGTCAACATAAGATGCTGCCTTGTTATCTTCGTCTTTACCGAATGATACTGAAATTTCATTCTTAATAATATCACCCAGTCCATTGTTACGAAGCCAGTTATACGCCGCTTCTTTATTAGCCTCACTTATGTGAGCTTTGTACGACGTTGCAACTTTTAGATGTGAACCATCTTCAAGTTTTAATTCTGCTAAACCCATTTCTGTCATCATAGTTGGTATGACTTCTCCAGAAATACGTTCTATATCTTTTTTTGTACTCTTTATATTATCTTCTTGAAGTTCTAATCTTTTATTTAGATCTTCTAATTTTTCTACTTGATCTGCAAGAGACTGAATATTATCAGTTTTTTTCATTGCATCTTGTTGGTCTTTTTCAAAATCAATCGACATCTATTTCTCCTCTTTCATATAAGTTTATTTGTATTGGATAGTATTTTCTTTCTTGTTTATCCCATTTAAGTATTTTGTATTTTCCATTTGTAATATCAGAAACGATAGAACACGCAACACCTATTAGTGCAGGATCACCTGTTAATAGTAAATGATCTTTTTCATTAAAATGTTTTAATCCATGTCTTAACTTTCTTATAAGAGGTCCTGGAGAAAAAATCATTTGAGAAAACTCTGGTAATAAAAATACTAGATCACCATAATTAGTAGCACCCATAATATTTATTTTAGGGTTTCCCGCTTGGCTTCCCGCAACATGTTGGATTACATATACTTTTTCTGCTTTCATGTCTTGACATATAGTGCATGATGAATTATATGTCAACCCATAGAAAGAAAAAAGATTATGACAATAAATTATAAATTTAAAATGAAGCCTTACGCTCATCAATTAACTGCGTTAGAAAAATCTTGGAACAAAGAAAGCTACGCATATTTTATGGAGATGGGTACAGGTAAAACAAAAGTATTAATTGACAACATGTCGATGTTGTATGACAAAGGTAAAATAGATGGTGCATTAATTATTGCACCTAAAGGTGTTGTTAAAACTTGGTATGAACAAGAACTACCAGCACATTTACCAGATCACATAGAAAAAGTGTCAATATTGTGGCAACCTAATATTACAAAAAAACAAAAAGAAAATTTAGATAGTGTATTAAAAACAGGAACTGAATTACATATTTTAGTAATGAACGTAGAAGCTTTGTCTACAAGCAAAGGTGTAGATTTTGCACTAAAATTTATTAACTGTCACAACACATTAATGGCTATTGATGAATCAACTACAATAAAAAATCCTGGTGCTAAACGTACAAAAAATATTATTAAATTAGGTGGTATTTCTAAATACAGAAGAATAATGACAGGTTCTCCTGTAACTAAAAATCCATTAGATTTATATAGTCAATGTGAATTTCTTGATCCATACTTATTAGATTTTACTTCTTACTATGCATTTCGTAATAGATATGCAGAAATGAAAACTCTACATGTTAGAGGTAGGTCTATACAAGTTGTTAAAAAATTTGTTAATTTAGCAGAATTATCAGAACGATTAAAAGGTTTTTCTTACAGAGTATTAAAAGAAGATTGTTTAGATTTACCACCTAAAAACTGGACTAAACGACATATATCTCTCACACCAGATCAATTTAAAGTTTACGACCAAATGAAAAAACAAGCTGTAGCGCATTTAAATGGCAAAGCGTCTAGCACTATGACTGTTCTTACTCAACTTATGAGACTACAACAAATAACTTGTGGCCACTTTGTGGCTAATGATGGCTCTACACAAGAAATAAAAAATAATAGAATTAGTGAACTTATGGACGTATTAAGTGAAATAGAGGGTAAAGTTATTATATGGGGTCATTGGCAAAAAGATATTACAAATATTATAAAAGCTATTGTTGATGAGTATGGTTCAGGGTCCGTGGTTGATTATTATGGGTTAACACCGCAAGATGAAAGACAAGATAACATACGTCAATTTCAAAATAACCCAGAATGTAGATTTATTGTAGGTACACCTCAAACAGGTGGTTATGGTATTACACTTACACAAGCAAACACAGTTGTATATTTTTCTAACGGCTATGATTTAGAAAAAAGATTGCAATCAGAAGACAGAGCACACAGAATAGGTCAAAAGAAAAATGTAACTTATGTAGATATTATATGTGAAGATACAGTTGACGAAAAAATAGTAAAAGCATTAAAAGATAAAATAAATATAGCTTCTCAAGTATTAGGAGAAGAACTTAAATCCTGGATTTAGTAGGATATACGCGTGTAGCGCGCTGAAATTTTTAACTTACAACTTTACCACCAGACCATTTCATATCTGGTAGACCTTCAGTATAATTTTTGCCGTCAAAAGTTAAAACTTGTTTTCTATTTGAATCTGATTCGTGATAAGATATGTGAACCCATCCTCCAGCCGGATGGTCTTTATCGTAAAACTCAAGGATCAATTGATCGAAGTCTACGTTATTTTGTAGCCAGTAAGCTGTCTGAATATTTGGTACTCCAAAAATTTCCAGGTCTACGGCCTGGCCCTTCGCATGTTGCGATGTCTTTTTGCTGCCGATAGCTTCACACAAAGCCTCGGACCTATAGCCCGATGTGATAGTGACTGGCTTATCAAAGTGTGCACGTAGAGGTTCTAAAATTTCATAACATAAATCACCTAGACTTTTAATTTCTCCAGATCCTGGAGTATTGTCTATTCCTTTTCGCGTCGCTGTCATCGACTTAGTCATCTCTTTAAGAGTAAAATGTTTTGATAATTGCATAATTTATTTTGATATATCTGAAAGTAAAATTAAAAGAACAGCTCCCATACCGCCTACTATCCAATACTCTAATCTTTTAATTCTTTCTTGCATTTCTTTTATTTGTTCAAACGTTTGCTTTTGCATTATTCTGCAAAGCTTTTCATGTGATTCAATTTTTTGTAGTGCCGATTTTTTTGCCATTATGTTCTCTTAGCTATTTCCTTTTCACCCTCTGATAGTAATGCATTCTCACTTCGTGTCAACCCGTCATTTTTAGCCAACATAGTGTTGTTATTTACCTTTGGCATTGGTGTATTTGGTAATGGTGGTGCTTGTACTTGAAAATCATTTGATAAAGGATTTAATAATTTGTTAACTCCTTTTTTAATTATAGGAGATATTTTTCTTAAGTTTGATTTTATAAATCCTTCGTCTCTAATTGGATCACCATTTTCATCTAAAATCATATTACCTTTTTTGTCTAATACGTAATCAAATTTTTCTGGATCGTATTCATTACCTTCTTTAAAAAATTTTTTAAATTCATAATTCATCTTAACACCGTCTAATTCAAATTCAGGAAACACAAAACCTGTATTAAGATCTAATCTAAATTTACCTTCCGCAGAAGCTTTATCTAACTCATTACGTATAGTATTTACTTTTGTTTCAAATCTTTTTTGTGAATAGTTTACTGGAGTAAATTCACCAAACATTAAATTACTTCTTATTGTTTCACTAACACCTGATTGTTTTAATATTTCATCAATTTGAAAATCAGATAAATCTAAAAGTTTTAAATCTTGCATTCTTATATACATATCTTTTTGTATTCTAAATGCTTCTTCTTGCATATCTTCATATGTTTGAACTAACATACCTGGTGTGTTGTTTTGATAATTATCAACATTATAAAATTTTTCATTTTCGTCAACAGCTCTTAATAATCTATTCATTTCTGATCCAAAATATTTTAAATCTTTTTTTACATCAATACGAATAATTCTGGTACCAGCAAACAATGCAAGTAATTCATCTTTTAAGTTTAATGCTTTACCACCTTTTGTTAAATCTTTTCCAATTGCACCACTAATTTTATCTGCACTAACAAACACACCTGGTTTGACACCATCTAATATATAAGCAAATGATTTAGCAAACTTATCTCCAATACTATCAGACGCAGAAAAAACTGTACCTCCTTGATCTTTTTTACCATTTCTTAAAGTTACATCTAATACTCTGTCAAAACCAATCGGCTCAGTTATAAACGGTGCTAAAAATGTCATCACTGGTCCATCTTCTGCAAACATAATACTCATTACATAATCATCTGTTTCTTGTGGATTTAAATTTTGTGCAGATGCTTGGTTAATTGCTGCTTCTAATGGTGCCCACAAACTATCATATGGTGAAAAGTATGAAAAGTTTATTGCTGCTGATTCACCATTTTTCCAACCTTTAATAGCTAGAAGATTTGAATTTTTATCCCATGGTGCAGCTGATGAACGTTTGTATGCATCCCATTGTGAGTCTGTAGAATTAGTTAAGAATTGTGCTAGCTGTACTAATCCAGTTCCTGTTGCATAACTTGTTAAAAAAGCACCTTGTAATCTTCTTATACCCATTTGTCTTATCGCAGGATTTTTACTAGAAGCTTCTTTTAATCCAATGGCCATTACGTTTGTTCCTGTTCTAAGAATTTCTGCAGGAAATGATATAAAAGCACCTAATGGTAGTTTTCTTAAGGCTTGTATTGCAGGTGGTACTTTAGAATATGTTGGATATGTATTTCTAACTAAAAATGCAGATGCTTCATCTAATGCATCATCGTATGTTTTTATTTGTCCAGTAATATTATTTACAGGCACAAACTCTTCACCCATATCTTTATACCAAGATTTCATATCATCTAAATTTCTTACAGCTCTATGTAATTGTGATCTAGAAAACTCAAAACCAAAGTGTTTCCACAAGTTATCACCGCCCGCATATAGTCTTGCAACTTTATCTGTTGGTGCCATTTTAATAAGTTTATCAAATAACTTATCTGTTGTATTTACAGTGTTATTTTTTATTTGATCCATGATTGATTTTAATTCTGATGCCACGACATTTTCATCCCATACACCAAGACGAACTAATTTTTCTGCGTAGTTGTTCATTTCTACATCATCTATGTTTTTCTTTCCTGCTTCAAATATATCATCTAATACAATTTTCATTGCATTTGTAACACTAGCTCTACCACCAATATGACCATTCATTAATGCAAAGAATGCAGCTGATGTTACGTTCCTAACTTGTGTTTGTGGTGAGTATAATGTTTTACCAATCTGCACACCAACCTTACCTTGCATAATAGTTCTGTATAATGGTATAGCTATTAAATTATCTAATACACCACCTACACCTTGAAACATTTGCACATACTCAGGTGTTGTATAAAGTTCTGTTAAATCAGATTTCATATGTCTACCAAATCTAGGTATTTTTCTAATCATTTCTGGATTAGCAATACCGGCTGCAATTGCTTCATCAAAAGAATTAAATAACCAACCATTTTTTATTCCTGATTGTGCAATATAATCACCAGCTCTTTTGTTAGCCATAGCTGAAATCATTTCTGCAGTTGTATAACTAACAGATGACTTTAAATTTTTTTCTGGTCCTAATAATTTTTGTATAGCATCAGGTAATTCTTCTCCTGTTTTTAAAAATTTTACTTTTCCTAATTTTAATATGTCAGCTATTTCTTTCATTTGTCTTAATGGATTTTTACCATCAGCTCTTGCTGTATGTAAAACAGAATTTATCATCATCTTACCATGTTCAAAATATTTAGCATTAACATCTTTTAAATCTGCGTGTCTGTTTTCAGCTATCTCTCTTAAATTTTTATTTTTTTTAATTACATTATCAACTACCCACTTAACTGAGTTGTTAAATATTTTTTCATCTGGCACATAATTAGGATTAGTAAAAGTAGAAAAAGATTTAACTAAATAATTTTTTACTTTATTTACTTCTATATTAGCTATTTCTTTAGTATATTTATCTCCTTCCTTACCTTTAGGTAAAGATTTTTGAAACTCTTTCATTATGTTTTTTATTTCTAATTTTAAATCTGCAGCCAATGGTTGTAATTCATCTGGTAAATCTGTTTTTTTAATTTGATCTCGTAAAAAACTATCAACTTTATCTAAATAAAATTTTTGTAATGCAGGAGATGTAGTATTTTTATTGTGTTGATCTTGAAAACCTTTAGCTAGTTTATATGCTTTGTTATCTAAAGCTTCAAGAGTTCTATCTAATTTTCTAGCTCTACCTTTTATATATAAAGATACTTGTTCTGATACACCTTCAATATCTTTAGGTTGTTTTCCGTAAGCTCTAAACCAAGATAATATATTATCCATTCTTTTAAGAACTCTGTCTGATTTATTTGGTGACGTAATAGAACTTAATCTCCATTTTTCAAATGGTGGTAATTGATTTATTTTTTTAAACATATTTTTACCACTAAATGTAGATACAATTGCAGGAGCCAAAGCTTTTGTTAATGCAAAGTCAGTAGTGTTACGAATTAATTTTGCTGCCCCAGATACAACAGGTTCAACAGCTGGTCTAGATGCAAGATAACTTACAGGTCTAAATACTGCTGTGTTAATACCTTTAGCACCAAATCTTGCAGTTTGTTTTATAAAAGGTGCAAGTCCATATTTATATCCTAGTTGTGCAGCTTTACCTACAATTGGAAAACCAAAACCAACTAACGTTCCTTCTTGTCCATATTTAATTTTATTTCTAAATGATGCGGCTGCTCTTTTTTTACCAGTTAATCCTTCTGTAGATTCTGGTTCAAAGAAAAAAGATTGTCTACCAGGATTTGATGCAAGAAAATCTGTAGCACCTACAACAGTAGCGCCCTCTATAGCTCTTGCTGCTATTTTACTTATCTTTTTTGTTTTTGCTCCTTTTATACCTTGAATAATTTTGTTTATTTGACCAACAGTTTTTGTTCCTCGTATTACTTTTTGTATTACACCACCAGGTATTGCAAATTGTGTCATTAATCCAATAAGATCACCTCTCCATGTTTCTGGTCTGTCTGGTTGTCTTTTAGGATCTTTCATCATTTCATCAAATGCTTCTAAAAATTCTGTACCAAAAACATAATCAGAACCTGCAAATAATAATTCTTTTGTACCTGATACTAAATCAAATGCACCAGATTCTACCCCTCTAGATATTTCATCTAGAATAGATATGTAATCTTTTTGATCACCTTTTTTTAACAACTCTATTGAATCAACTGGTTTGTCATATTTTTTTGACATGTAATTATCCAAAACCAATTTCATATTAGGACTACCTTTAAGTATAAATCTAGCTAAACTATTATCTTTTTTTTGAAATGGATTAAGAGGTTTTAAATATCTTACAGGTTTTTTAGGTTCTCCAACACCTTCTAATGCTTTAAGAAAAGATTTTTGAAAATCATTAAGAGTTCTTAGCTCTCCTTCAACTGTTTTTGGTTCTGTATTAGCTGTATCTTTTTTGTATCGCTCGTAGGCAGTATCGGCCATTTTATGCCTCCGCTGGTAATACTAAATTAACACTATATTTTTTGTTGAATTGATCTACGTCTTGTTGAGTTGCAATAGTTGCAAAGTCTTCTAACGCTTCTGGACTAGCAGATAATAATCTTACAATGTCATCACCTATTTCTTGTGGAAGTCTAGCTCTTAACGTTGCATAATCCATATTATCTTCTGGTCCTTGTTCCATGGTTTCTGTTTCTTGCATCTCCATACCAGGTGCTTGCATAGTCATTGTTTCTGTCATGCCACCTATATTGTAACCGGCTCTGCCACCAGCTGCTAATTCTTGATCTTGATCTGAACTTATATCTGAAACACCTATAAAAAATTCTTCATATTTTTTATATGCTTCTTTTAACAATAAAGGATCAGAATCACCTTTGTATTTTGGCACCTGTTGACCAGGATTATTTGGATCTGGTATCATTTCTTTTTTAAGTTCTGCCATAATAGAGAATAATACTCGTTTAGAAAAATCTTTATTTTCCATTAAAGACTTACCAACAGCATCTTCTTTAGTTAAAAATGTTAGTCTTGCTTTTTTCTCTTTTATTTGTTGTGCAACATCTTCACCATTAGCTTGTTTTTTTTCTAGCTCTACAATTTCTTTCATTGTTTGTTCAATATTATTTGCTATTTCTAATTTAGCATAACTTTTACCTTTACTACCACCAGCAGCTTCTGCTGCAATATCAATGTTTCCTTGTAATAATGTTTTAAATAAATCTGCTTGACCTGCTTGCTGACCTAATCTTTGTGCATCTATATCATCAAATAAATCTTGTGTAGGTTTTTTAGCTGCAGCTGCAACTGTAGAAAAAAAACCACCTTGTGGTGGTCTTGATAATAAATCTAAACCAAAGTTAGTTAAAAATCTATTTAATCCTTCACCTTTTGGTCTTTGAAAATATGGTGTAAAAGCTTTTTGTACTTCAGGATTTTGTACTTGTTGTTGTGTATCTTGTAATACTTTAGCCATATCAAAATTTAAACCAGTGCTGTAATTAACTCTTGGTGTATCTAACCCTGAAGTTATACCTTCGTTAGCAGATCCACCTCTTCTAAACATTGGTCTTTTTAATATTCTGTTCATTAATTTTATGGTTTACCAGTATTAATTATAGTTGATGGTGCACCTGCATTTTTAACTGCACCATAAATTCCTGATAACGTTGTACCAACACCTAACGCTGTTTGTAACGGTGTAGGGTTTGGTATGTTTGTTGATTGGAATGCTGCTGGATATCCACCCATTAGACCAGTTACTTGACCAGAAAATCTGTCTAACTGTTCTTGTGGTTGGAATGTTGCCATTCTAGTAGCTTCTCTTGTTGCGTCTAGTCCTGCTTGTGCTTGCGCCTGGTTTAATGCGCCCAACGTTCCAAGTTGTGAAATTCTGTTAGATTGTAATCCAGGCACAGCACTCATCAGACCTAGCTGAGTTTGTAAATCTTGTCCTCTTTGAGCTTGTGCTTGATTGAAACCTTGCTCCAACAGTCCAGCTTGTAACATAGCTCTATTTCTATCTGATCCTAATTGATATTCCGACTGCAGAACTCCTTCTCTGCCGCCGCCAAAGGCACCAGATGAAACTGCATTGTCACGTATTTGTTGTCTATTGATTGCTGCATTTCTATCAAACTCTGCAAGTGATGCATCAATAACTTGTGATTGATATGGTGACATGTAATCTTGTTGTTGTTGAGCTGTCATTGGCCCAGTTAAATTTTGTGCTGCTGTTAGGTATGGTTGAAACGATCCTAAACCAGAAGCTGTTGCGGCATCTGTTGCTAAATTTTGTGCTTGTGTTTGTAATGCATCTTGTGCAGCAACTTGTGGTGCAAGTCCTGCTAAACTATCTTGTCTAATTCCAAATTGTGTAGCTGCATCTTGACGTGCTTTAAATTGTGCAGCGTCTTCGCCTGTTTGTTGTGTTAATGAACCTATTCCTTGTGAAACTACTGGTATGGCTGATTGTGCTGTAATCTGTGTTGCAAGATCTTTACCTATATCTTCTATAAACTGCGCAGGTAAATTTCGTACTGTTTCTGTAGCCATTATAAAACTCCTTCTAATCTTTGTGATGTTTGAAACATTTCTTTAGCGCCATCTAATCCTTGCGATTCTTCTGATACTTCACCTCCGGACTCGAGATTTTTCATCATATTATACATAACTTCTGCGCCTTTGTCTATATCTCCCTCACCTGCATTTCTAACAGCATCTGCTGTAAATACAAACTCATTCTTTGATAATCTTGCAGGGACATCATCTGCTTTTTCCATTCTACCCATGTCTACAAAACCACCTGTTTCTCTGTAATCTTTTTCTTTACCATCCATATCTAATAATGGCATAACATTTTTAGCAACTGGTTCTGCATTCCCACCTTCAGCCATTAATCTATATGGACTACCTGATCTTTGCATAGCAAGGTATGGATTTCTTCTAATACCAGCTATATCTAAACCTTTTCCTCTATCTTCTTCTTGTTCCTCCTCTTCTTCTTGAGGTGTCATTAATCCTGCTAGTGCTGATGCTGCTGTAATACCTCCTAAAGCTGTTGGCATTAAAGATCCACCACCTTTTGTTAAACCTAATTTTGTAAATAACCCTTCTTTAAAAGGCACAAAAGGTTGACCTACTCTGGATCCTGCTTGACCAAATAAAGTACCTTTTAATCCTCCAAACATTCCTGAACCTGATAAATAACTACCACCCGCATATAACAATGCAGCTTTACCTATTGGTGATTTAACAACTTTCTTAACAGCTCTTGTAGCTTTTTTAATAAGTTTACCAAGACCATACATCTGTCTTCCTGTTTCATCCATATTACCATCAGCTAAACCACCTATTAAATCTTCTGGATTTGTCATACCACCTTTATTCATAAGTCTGTATGGTATTCCTTTTGGTGTATCCACAACAGGATCTGTTGTTGTAGGAGCTGTTGATCTTATACCTACAAAACAATATGCTGGTGGGTTAGGTCCTTTACAAGGATCACTTGGTCCATCATCTCCTTTTGGAGGTTCAGGAGGACCATCGGGACCAAAAAATGCGTTTTCAAATTCAGCTTGGGTTATATCACCGGTGTCTTGTGCATTATTAATAGCATCTGCTATTCTGTCAGTATCTGTTAAATCTTTTCCTGTCATACCATAATTATCAAGATTTGGATCAGATCTTTCATAAACATTTAAAGCTGGATTCATTATATTTAATACACTTAAAAAACCAGGAGTTGCTTTTTTATATCCAAATTTTTGATCATATAAATTTTTTAATGAATTTACTCTAAATCTTTCAGTAAAACTTAAATTATTTAATCTATTAAATTCTTTTTCTTTAGGTGTTAAATCAGGTGGACCTTTACTTAAATTTAAGCCTAATGGGTTTTTACCTGTAGCTATCGCTGTATTATAATCTTGTCTATCAGTAGTACGACTTCTATCTGTGCTGCCACCACCTGTATTTCCCGGAGGTCCTCCACTATAAGCACCTGTACCTTTAGCTTGATCTCCATAATCTGAACCTTTATAACCAGGTCGTTTACCGTTTGCTGGTTTGTTTACTAGTTGTTGATACTGTTGTGCGTTTGTTATAGCCATTATTCGTCCTTGTCAGAAGATGCACCGATAGTTGGTATCTTTGCAACTTTAATTTTTACAGTTCTAGTTATATGTTCTCTTTGTGTATCAGTATCTGGATTGTTAATATCGTCTTCTGCTTCTTGATCTGAGTTATATTCTTGATTAGTTTCTTTATTTTTTAAAATTATCTCAGCTTCGCATTTAACAACCGGTACTTTTTTACCGTCTATTTCTACGTATTCTACTGTTCCTTCTTCTATAAATGCCATATATTAATCTCTATTTATTTGTAGCACAGAAATAACCATATGTAACCTATTTCCTGTGGCTGCGGTTGCTTTTAAAATTTCACCTTCTTGCATTATAAGTGGTTGTGATAATAACTCAACTGTTTCATTAGCAGAAATTGCCTTTGTTTTAAACAAATTAAATACCGCTGCTCCAGCAGTTAATGTTATTGATATACTATCAGCATTACCAGAGTCTTCTGACACTAAAATAGATTTAATAATACTAGTAGTCGCAGTCGGCCCTGTATAAACAGTTGTATTTGATGTATCTGTAAAATCTATTTTTGAGTTTGTATATATATTAGCCACCGATAAACCAAGAGATTCTCTCTTGCTCCTGTTTTAGTTCGTCTAGAAACGTAGAATTTAATTGTTCTTTCATTAATCCTAGAGCTCTGTTAATTTGTTTTTGGTTAGATACGTCATACTCTTGTTTTGGTTCTGGTATTCTTACATTTATTTTAGCCATTATCTTCTACCATCCGGTTGTATATCTACTCTAAAAGTTCCAAATCTCCATGACTCACTAGTAGCATCATTTTCTATTTTAAAACTACAAAATCTACCACGTGCTCTTGTGTCTTTTTTTGTAGTAGAAGATGTAATAGTAAAAGGACTATATACACTAGTAGTTGTTGATTGTTGAGGATATCTTTTTACTCCAATAGTTACTTTAGCATTACCTAATAATGTTTTAAAATCTGGCACAAATCTTCTAACCGCAAGAAATGCTTCTCCTGCAACTTTAGGTCCAGATGCTTTGCCTTGTGCATCTCTTTGTCTTTGTTCTAAATCAAAATCAAAAGATTGTATAAATGATGGTATTGTAGTTGTTGTACCATTAGGATTAACTTGATCTGTACCTACTTCATGTTCAAAATATGTTGTTTGTCCTAAACCTGTTTCACCTACGATTGCAGGAAATGTTCCTGTTGCTGTGCTATTATATTTAGTAGCATATGGATTAGGATATATAGTTGCATCCATCCAACTTGTTCTAGCTTCTGTACCTGTATACCAAACACCACCAGGTATACCTGCTGACTCACCAAAATTAAATATAACATATTTGTTATTAAAATCAGATGTTGCACTTGGATAACTCCAAGTTATTT